GGGAAAGGATTACAGCGTTGTCTCTCTGCCGAATGGCTCAAGTTGCGGAGGTGTAGAGAAGCGGGAAGTCTGGGACTACATCACCAGTTTCCAAGGCGTTTTGCTGGTATTTGACGCTGACGATCAGGGGAAAGAGGCCGCCGAGAAGTTCGCTGACATTTACTCCACCGAAGTCAAGTTAAAGATTGCCGAACTACCTGACGGCTGCAAGGACGCCAACGATTGCATTAAGCAAGGCAAGGAAAAGCAGTTAGTCCGGGCTTGCTTTCAGGCTAGAGAATACCAGCCAGAGCTTGTCATCCCCGGATCGGAAGTCAGTCTTGATATGGTGCAGGAGCCAATCAAGCCGGGCAGTAAGTTGCACCGTTTCCCCGCATTTAGCGACAAGTTGGGCGGAGTTAGGGACGGTGAGCTAGGCATTGTAATGGCACCACCGGGCGTTGGTAAGTCCACTTGGGTGGCAGAGATTGGCTACGAGTTGATTAAGAACGAGGACAACAAAGTAGCTTGGCTGTTTCTTGAGGAAGACTTGAAGAAAGCCACCCAGCGGTTGATTGCGATTGATAATGACGTGCCTTTGCCGAGGTACAGGCTCAACCCGCAGGTGATCCCGCAAGATAAAATTAAAGACAGCTACGAGAGGTTGATTAACAATGGTCGGACTTGGTTTATTGATCTTGGGCCTGCTGGCCGTGTTGATGTTGACCGACTGATGCACTTGCTCCGGTACTATCGGAGTCAGGGCGTCACGAAGTTTATCTTCGACCACATTAGCATTCTGTTTTCGCATGATGAGCGGGACAACGAGCGCAAGCTGATCGACAATGTGTTGAGTGAGGTTGCCGCATTCTGCGCCAGCACAGGCTCCACGATGATTATGGTTGCCCACATTAAGCGGTTTGACCAAAAGATCTACGTTAATGACGAGATTAACGATGCCAAATGGCTGTACATCGACCCCGCTATGGCCCGTGGCTCCGGTAGCTTCGAGCAGTTAGCTTTTTGGATTGCAGCCCTTGAGCCAGAGCAGACAGAGAATGAGGCGAAGGGGCGTATGCGGATCAACATTAAGAAGAATCGTGAGTGGGGTTTCACCGGTCCGTGTGATGCAATCAAGATGGATCAGAACACAGGAAGACTAGAAGTTGCAGAGGTACCCGAGCATGACTACTAAAACACCGAAAGAAATTACTGATCAAGCGATCTTAGATCATAAACCTATTGCAATTTTTGCAGGGTTTAGCGGTGGAACAGACAGCCTTGCTGTGACACATTGGATTTTTGAAGAGTACGCAGACCGCTATCCTGTGTATGCTTTCCATGCAAATACAGGCATTGGTATTGAAAAGACTAGAGAGTTTGTGAGAAACACTTGCAAAGATTACAACTGGCCCCTTGTTGAGATAAGGGCTAAGGAAGATTGTGGTCAAGATTATGATGAATTGGTAAAAGAACATGGTTTCCCCGGCCCTGACCACCACAGGAAAATGTACAACAGGCTGAAAGAAAGGTGCGTAAAAAAGCTGGCTAGGGACACAAAGCAGAAATGGTCAGACAGAATTATTATTGCTACAGGAATACGCCACGACGAATCCCTTATTCGTGCGGGATATAAAGGAAGGGAGATAAACAGGGATGGGTCACAGGTTTGGGTGAATCCAATTTACTATTGGAGTGGTAGCGACAAAGCTGCTTACATAAGAGAAAAGGGCTTGCCTACTAACCCGGTAAGCGAGACGCTTGGAATGAGTGGTGAGTGTCTTTGTGGGGCATTTGCGAGCAAAGGAGAAAAGGCCTTAGTACGCTTGATAGACCCTGAAGTTGCCGAAAGAATAGACTCTCTTGAAAAAGAATGTTTGGCAAAAGGTTTTACTTGGGGATGGGAAGGATCACCACCCAAAGGTGGCTACAACCCAGACCAGTCGTTTTTTGATTTTGACACAACAGATCAGCCTATGTGTGTTGATTGCAATAAAGCAGGAAGAGGCAAACATGACTAAGAAAATGTACGTTATCGACATCGAAACGGATGGATTGCTAGACACTATGACTACTGTGCACTGTGCAGTGGCTAAGGATTACAAGACTGGCGAAGTGCATACATTTGGGCCGACAGAGATTGCTAAGTTTGTTGAGTTGATTGACGGTGAGGTTGTCATCGGGCATAACATCATAAACTTTGATTTGCCAGCGTTGGAAATATGGTCTTTAGAGATTATGGAAGCGGTGCCTAACCCCGAGATGGTTATTGATACGCTGGTGCTGTCTCGGCTTCTAAACCCTGACCGAGCGCGGCCAGAAGGCCTGCCCCAGAAGGTAGGGCCGCACAGCCTGCAGGCATGGGGGTACAGGGTCGGTATCTACAAAGGTGACTACGGTAAGCAGGAACAAGCGTTTGACACATACAATCAGGAAATGATGGACTATTGTGTACAAGACACAGAAGTTACTGAGCAGGTTTACAAGCATCTGCTCAAAGAGATGGAAAACTGAGAATGAAAGTCGATTGGAAAACGCCAGCTAGGATCGAGCACAAGGTCGCGGAGATTATTGCGCGTCAGGAACGTGCTGGCTGGCCTTTCCGTCTTGACCAAGCTAAAGCCTATGTCGATCAGCTAGACGCCGAGGCTGCTCAGATATATGAGCAGATCAAGGCAACGATGGGCTGTTACTATGAGCGCAAGTCAGAAGTTAAGGCGCCGTTCAAGAAGGATGGCAGTCTGACCAAGATGGCTGAAGAATACGGTGACGTAGGCGGCCCATTTACTCGCATTGAGTGGCAGCCTATAGAGCTAAGTCAGCACCAGAAGGTTGCACAGCGTCTAGTGCAGCTAGGCTGGGTTCCGACGCAGTACAGCAGCACAGGAATCCCTAAGATCAAGCCAGACGGTGAGCCTTGCCCAAACCTAGAGCGCATGGAGCAGTCAGACATTGGGCACACGCTCGCGCACTACACAAAACTTACCCACCGAAGCAACCAGATCAAAGGGTGGATTGAGAACTGCCGAGAAGATGGTAGGGTGCCTGCCTGTGCTAACCCGAATGGAACAAACACTGGGCGCATGACTCACAAAGTAGTGGCAAATGTTCCTAAGGCTAGTCCTGATGTTTTCTTTGGTGAGGAGATGCGAAGTCTGTTTACTCACAGGGGCGATGGCTACAAGCTAGTGGGCTTTGATGCGGAAGGACTAGAGTTGCGTATTGCAGCGCATTACATTAACTCAGAGGCGTTTACCGATGCGCTTATCAATGGTGATAAATCCCAAGGCACTGATCCACACACGAGAGTTCTGGACGCTTGTAGGGAGTTCGGTGTGGAGACACGAGATGAGGCAAAGTCTTGTGTCTATTCTACTGTGTACGGCGCTAGTGCTCGCAAGGTTGCGACAACGCTTAATCTACCTGAAGCCCGAGGAAAGTCCATCATTGAGGCCGTGGAGTCGGTATTTCCGGGCATCTCTACTTTAAAGCCAAAGGTAGAAAAGGCCGCAGCTCGTGGTTATTTGATTGGGCTAGATGGCCGCAAGGTGTGGATGCGCCGTGACTCGGACGGTAAGCTAATGAAACATAAGGCCCTTAACTATCTTTTTCAATCAGGTGGTGGCATTGCCATGAAGGTGGTGCTGTGTTTTATCGACAAGCAAGTAAAGGCTAAAGAATTGGATGTTACATTTGTAGGAAATATACACGATGAAGTGCAGGCAGAGGTTGCAATCCACGATATAAAGGAGTACACTAGGTGTGTAGAGTGGGCATTTAAGAAGACAACGGAGTTTTTGCAGTTAAGGTGTCCGCTTGCAGGAGAAGTTCAATCGGGCGACAGTTGGGCAGAAACACATTAGAGGTGAGGAAATGAACAGAGATATTAGTTTTATGTTTGACGATCTAGGTGATGGGTATACAATCACCATTACGGATCACTTGACTGAGAGGCACATTGACGCGCCTGTAAAAGCAGATCAATGGCCAGAACTTTTAACAGCATTTGTACAGATGTTGAACGGACTCGGGTTTATCATTGACCCAGTAGAAGCAGAGAAAGCAATTGACGCACTTTCGGAGGCTAATAGCAAATGAGTAAGCAGATTATTCAGGGAAAGATTGATAAGGTTTACGTCAAAGATTTTGGCGAGCCGGATCAGTACGGAAACCAGTACGCTGTTAACTTGAACATCGACGGCAACTGGTATGGTATGGGCAAAAAGAAGAAGCCAGCAGCCAACGTAAAGCATAATGGCAATTGGCACCAGATTGCAGAAGGTGATGTAATTGAAGCTGTTTGCGAGACTGTTGAGCGTGGTGGCCGTACTTACAACAACATTAAGTCATCGGACGTAACTGTTAAGCAAGTTGGAGGTGGTTCTAGTGGGAGTGTTGGTGGTAATGCTGGTGGTGCTCGGAGCGGTGCTGGCGGTAGTGGCAATACAGCAGTAGCTTCTAATGATGATCGTCAAGACGCTATCATGCGCCAGTCAGCAATGGGCTACGCTGCACAAATTGTAGCTGGCACTCTGACTAGCAAGAGTGACTTGGATCAGGCAGCAGCGGACGTTGTGCGCCTTGCTAACGATTACCTGATGCCTTACGCCAAGTACGGTGTAACCGAGGACGAGACGCGCCAGCAGCAGGAGAACGAGATCAAGAATCAGCAAGCCCAGCAGCAAGCTGATGATGACGGCGGGGACTTTGACGACGAAATCCCGTTCTGATGTGTAACGGCCCCGGTAGCTCAAGTGGATAGAGCATCGGCCTTCTAAGCCGAGGGTTGCAGGTTCGAGTCCTGCTCGGGGCACCAACTAAATATAGTAGGTATGAGTAAGACAAAGCGAAAGAATCCAGACTGGGTGACTCCAGAAGAGAAGGCAGCTAAAAAAAGTTTAGGCGGTCCTTCTAGGAAAAAGCAGAAACAGCAATTTTTGAAGGATGAAGTCGATGAGTACCTTGGCAGTTATAGACGCTGACAGCATTGTGTACGCAGCCGCGTTTGCTGCTCAAGATTGGGCTGTCTT